CGAAAGCGTACCAGCAGCTGGCGGCGGAGAATGTGCAAATCAAAGCTATGAACGATTGCTTGTCTGAGGAATTGCGTGGTTATGAGTCTGATGGCGCTTTTGAGGGGCCGAAGATGCATCTGCTGTGGTGGCAGGTCGAACCCCCCGCCACCGATCGCATCGTAGCCGGGATTAAGGCTGATGGGGGGGAGGATATGGCTAACCATTTTTTCAAATTAGCCAAAGATGAGGCGAATAGTTTGATTGCCGAGCAATGGCGCGAATCAGGTCGAGTTGCTAATGAGCAGGCCAAGCAGCTGCGCGATGGGGCCGACAAATGAGCATTCGAGCTAAGTACGGATTCGGACCTGTGACTGTAGAGGTTAATTGGCTAGATAAGTGCCCTAATTGCAACAACAGAACAGTTAGGGTCACCGGTTGGTCTACCACTCCAGAAGCTCTATGGGCTGGCGATAAAGCTGAGTGCTCAAAATGCGGGCATAAAGGCGAGATTGGTGCCAATGGTGACAATGCTTGGGTGGAGTGGGATAGCGTAAAGGAGGCCAGCCATGACTGATATCACCGAACTGGCGCAGAGAGAGAAATTTGAAGCCTGGGCTCGTAGCCAGAAACTTGGCCTTTCTTATGGAGATTGTGGCTACGTTTTTTCCTCAACAGAAATGGCCTGGCGTGCATGGATGACATCATCCGCTGAGCTGGCAGAGGCGCTGGAGAAGGCGCAGCAGAGGATTGATGACCTGGAGAACGATGAAGTTCGTCAGCGCTTGGCTAACGCAGAGCACCAACTCTACATGGCTAAACTGGCTAAAAATAATCTGAGAGCCAGTCGTAAGGCGCAGTTCCGCAAGCGCAAGGCGGCTGAGCAACGAATCGCCGAGCTGGAGTCCCGCACCGTGAAGCTGCCACAACGACTTCAACCCGGTGCTGATGGTTATGACGACTGGTACGTTCACAGTGACGATGATGGGGAATATCTCAAGTTTGATGATGTGCTGGCAATGCTAACCGCCGCTGGCATCAAGGTGGAGGCTGAGTGATGAAAGTAGGACAGAGGCAAAAACTGTTTCTTAAGGCTATCGCTCAGCAGGGAAACAGTGACTTTGTATTCTCGGGCGGGGTCACTGACCAACGTGTAAGAGAGGGATTAGAGAAGAAGGGGCTACTTAAAGTTGTGCGTCAATCTCCCGGCTATTACCCAATCTACGAACTGACCGAGGCTGGAAAAGTGTACTGCAAATTACACGGGTGGGAGGCTGAGTGATGTTTAGTTCACATGGGTATGGAGCGGCGATTGTTATTTTTGCAATATTCTGCGCGGTGGTTGGCTGGGGAGTAATTGAGTTCATCCTCTGGCTGTTCTCATTCGTTCACATTTCATTCGGAGGCTGAGTGATGGCACTGACCAAAAAACAGCGCGCAGAGCTGCGCATGAAGTTTGGCGGGCGCTGCGCTTACTGCGGTTGTGAGCTTAGCGACAAATGGCATGCTGACCACGTCGAAGCTGTACGAAGAAATATCAGTAACGGCTACGCAATGGACAGGCCAGAAAACGATACGGTCAGCAACATGGTTCCGGCATGCATACCCTGCAACCTGTTCAAAATGTGCAGCACGGTTGAGGATTTTCGCAATCGCATTGCAACTCAGGTTGAGGTGACTCGCCGGGCATCGAGAAGCTACCGTACAGCGGAATCATTCGGCCTGGTTCAACCAACTAACGCGCCGGTAGTGTTCTGGTTCGAAAAGTATCAGGCAGAAGGAGCCAACCAATGACCAAATCAACCATAACTAGGGAGCGCCTGGAAGAAATCAGGGATTGTTGTTGGATGGATGACCTCGGACTGAGTATGTACGAGCTTTCTGAACTGGCCAGCATGGCGCTGGCCGCAATGGACAGCGAGTCTTGGTGTTTGCCTCTCGACTACTTACAGGGACACAAAGACGGTCTGGGATGGGCCGCCCAACTGGCAGAAGCCAATCACCCTGAAACAGGAGACTGGCTGTACGATGACCCTATCGAGCTGGCAAAAGCCATTCGCAAAGGTCCAGATATGCTGCCAGTGCAGCCGGTAGCGGACAGCGAGCCAGTAGGATACCTTTTCCATAACGAATACGGTGCGGTTTTATACTCAATTTCCGATGATGCTACCGAGGGATTCTCGCTAATTGGGCCAATATACTCCGTACCGCAGCCAGCGCCGGTAGTGCCTGGTAAATGGATTCCGGTAAGCGAGCAGATGCCGGAAGTTGGCGACATCGTGCTTACCGCAATGGGAGGGGTAGTTAACGTTGGCGAAACGGAGTGCTCTGCTGCAAATTGTCGTTTCTTCACGTCAGTTATTTCCGGTAGAGAGTTACCGGCGACTCACTGGATGCCGCTGCCAGCAGCTCCGCAGGAGTCAAGCCTCGCCTGCATATCAAAGCGCAGCCAGCATCTAAGTTAAAACATGATCTCACTTGAGTATTTTTATTTTTAGCCACGCTATTATAGGGTGTTTTCTAAAGTAGGGAACACCCTAAATTTTTATATAAATCAAAGGAATAAGCATAATCATGCCACAGCAGAGATCGACCTATTTGAGGACAATTCCTCTCGATTTAGAGGTTAAACAAGAAGCGGTAATAAATGGTATTGAGATGGGGGTTCTTGATAACGGGATTCCATACCTCACACAAAGTGGGCTTGCAAACGTCTGTGGTGTTCAGCGATTAAGGATTAAGGAAATTACTGACGAATGGGCACAGTCAGTCGAACATGGAATCTTCCGGAAAGGAAGGATGACATTTATTGGTACATACCTTCTGAATGAAGGGTTTACTGATGAAAAATTGTATATCCCGGTCATTCGCAATGGTGTTGAGTATCATGCTTATCCAGATATCGTCTGCATGGCAATTTTGGAATATTATGCATTCGAGGCTAAGCAGGCTGAAAGTGAAACTGCTATCAGATCATACCGTGAACTGGCAAAAAAAGGCCTTAAAGCTTTCATCTATGAAGCTCTAAAATATCAGCCTGAAGACCCATGGCGGCATTATCACGACAGGGTTTCTCTGCTCAAAGATAAGGGCTCAATCCCTGACGGCTACTTTATCATCTTCAACGAAATTGCAGGTATGATGGTTGATCTTATCAACGCTGGCTTGGCTATAAACCAGCACACTGTCCCTGATGGAAGTGTCGGAAGTTGCTGGGCTCGCCATTGGAACAGCCAAGAGTTGAGCCGCGAATTTGGTGAACGGGTGGATTGTGAGCATTATTACCCCGAAGATTTCCTTCAAGCTCGGTCTAATCCGCAAATAATCAATGCTTATCCTGACGGGGCCCTATCTGAATTTCGTCGATGGTTCAAACATCAGTATCTTACAACTAAATTCCCTCCGTATATTCTTAAAAAGTCAAATGTACTTCCTGGGGGGAGAGAAGACGCCACTCGCTTGATCGAGGCATTTAAACAGGCAGGTATCGAAGGTAAATAATACCTGACAGGTACGCAAATCCGCGCAGTAAGCCAATCCGTGATATAAAATCCCCTCTACAGCAGAGGGGGTTTCTATGTCTGATTTCAACATCGCATCAAAGTCAAAAGACGAGCAGGACAAGGTCAATGTCGACCTGGCAGCCTCCGGCGTCGCCTACAAAGAGCGCCTGAACATGCCGGTTGTCGCCGAAGTGGTCGCCAGAGAGCAGCCAGAGCACCTGAGAAACTACTTCATGGAGCGCGTCAGCCACTACCGAGAGCAGAGTATCCAGCTCCCGCGCGCCTCCGATCCGCGCTACATTGAGATGGCCAGTCAGAACGAGAAAAAATAGCCTATGCTCGTTTTGCAATTCGGGATTTAGCCCGTCATAATTACTTCGTCAGTCTGGACAACTGACAACTTTACCCCGGCGCCAAGTGGGGACACATGGCGCAAACACTGCAATTTGAGAAGAGTTATCAAAACGTACTGATTCCCGCAGAGCCGGGAACCAGAGAATACCTGCAACTTATCCCCGTAGGGCAACTGCTTTGCGGTGAGTTCCGCAAGCCCCGGAATTACGCATTCCACAAGAAGTTCTTCAAACTTCTGACTCTCGGGTATCACTACTGGACGCCTTCCGGTGGCCTCATTGAGCCCGCTGAGCGCGCCCTCATATCCGGGTTTATCGACTTCCTTTCATCTGACTTCGATCAGCGCGCTGCGCTCCAGAACGCCGCGGAGATGTATCTCTCCTCTGTCGGTATTTCTCGTTCCCGCGATATGGCGCTTCTGAAACACTTCGAATCCTTCCGCGAGTGGGCAACCATTCAGGCTGGCTTTTACGACGAATACCAGATGCCTGACGGCAGCCGTCGTCGTGTCGCAAAGTCGATCTCCTTCGCCAGCATGGACGACAGCCAGTTTAACGGCGTCTACAAATCAGTGCTGAATGTGCTCTGGAACTACATTCTGCGTCGCAAGTTCCACTCGCCAGCTGAGGCTGAAAACGCCGCCAGTCAGCTGCTGAGCTTTGCGGGGTGATGGCTATGCAATGTCTTCTCGCCAAAGTAATGGAGCGCGGCATCTTCCGCGTGCCGGCGCGCCGCAAGCGCAAGGTCGAAGTTAAGCCTTCCGACATACCGACCCTGAAAGACTATACCGCCCGCCTGGTCGATAAGAAGTGGCTACGCCTGAGAGCAAGGAGGCCACATGCGTAAACCAGCACGCCGTAAATGCGCCCACTGCCGCGAATGGTTCCATCCTGCCCGGGAGGGGCAGGTGGTATGCAGTTTTGAATGCGCCAGCGCGACCGGCAAAAAACAGACAGCAAAAGCCCGGGAAGCGGCGAAGGCCAGGGCGGTGAAGCGCCAGCGTGAATCCGAGAAGGAGGGGCGTCAGCGCCGTAAAGCAAGATTGGCTGAGCTCAGACCTAACGGTTACTACAAAGCCCAGGCTCAGAAGGCATTCAACGCCTACATCCGCGCTCGTGATGCTGCTTTGCCATGCATCAGTTGCGGCGAGACCAACCCGCCTGATCTGCATGGCGGCCAGTGGGACTGCGGCCACTTCAAAACGGTCGGCGCTTACCCTGAGTTGCGTTTTGAAGAGCGCAACGCTCATAAGCAGTGCAAATCGTGCAATGCCGGGGCCGGTAAGTACACCGCCAAAGAGTTGACGGTTGCTCAGCAATACGAAGCTGGCCTGGTCGCTCGTTACGGACAGGAGTATGTCGACTGGCTTAACGGACCCCACGAAATGACCAACTACCGCCGGGAAGACTTTATTCGTATCCGCGATGAGTACCGCGCCAAGCTCAAAGCACTGAAACAGCGGGAGTCCGCATGAGCCGTGACGTTATCGAACGCATCCGCGACCGCTGGCAAAAGCTCCGCCTCCTGCGTAGCCGCGGAACCGTACTGGTTGACTATCGCATACTGAGAAATTTCGTTCGCATCTATCAGACCCTGGGAGAGACAGCATGACAGCTCAATACCTTGAATTTGTTCGCCAGCAGCTGATAGTGGCCACCGCCGATCTGAGCGGTGCGACGAAAGGGCAGTTGATTGCCTTTGCAGAGAACGCACAATTCACCGCTACGGCGCGCAGCCGGGGAAGGAAGAAAGTAGCCGACCCGGTAACCGGCCGCATGGTAAACCCATCTAGCCCGCCAATCCCCGGGCAGCAGTCGCGCGCAAAAGGTTCGTCAATCGCTCTCGTTCTGCCCGTTGAGTATTCTACGGCCAGCTGGCGCCGGGCTCTGCTGTCGCTGGAAGAGCATCAGAAAGCGTGGCTGCTGTGGAATTACAGCGACAATATCCGCCGGGAGCACCAGGAGACGATCTCCCGGTGGGCATGGGAGCAATTCAACAAGAAGCTGGCCGGCGTGCGCATCGCAAAGAAAACAGTCGATCGCCTGCGTCAACTTATCTGGCTGGCTGCTCAAAATACAAAGCAGGAAATAACCGGTAGAGGGCATCATTACTCTCCCGCTGCGATGGTGGGGATAAAGCCAGATAACTGGTGCCACAATTATTCAGATTACTGGCAGGTCATGATGGACATCTACCAGGAACTTGATAGTCAGGCGTTACTCTCTGTTTCTCGATCACGTTCACAACAAAAAGCGACTTTTTCGCAGCAGGGTCTTGCAAAAGTCAATTAAATGCGTCATATTTGAGTCTACTTTGATATGCTGCCTTAGCTTTAAGTGGCGGCATGAAGAATAAAAAGGCCCTGGCGGAAACGTCGGGGCTTTTGCGTTTCTGGGTCAGAAGCACAGCGGTTGTGCGTTCGGCTGTTAACCGAATGGTCGAAGGTTCGAATCCTTCCTGTCCCGCCAATTCAGCGCCATTAGCTCAACCGGAGAGAGCAATAGCCTTCTAAGCTATCGGTTTCAGGTTCGAGTCCTGAATGGTGCACCAGATAATGGCCTGACCTGATAACGGGTTCATACCCCAACTTATCAGGGGCGCTGCTGCAACAGCGTCGCAGGCCGCCAGACCCAGCCAGGGTATTTTCGGTCATCACCGACATTGCTATTACCCTCATGCTTATTGCCCGCCTTTTTGCGGGCTTTTTTATTATCAGGTCCCGCGGGAATCATCATCGATACGCTTCGTTGTTAAATCCAGCCCGACGGGCCTGACCCTTTCAAACACACACAGCACCCGCTAACAACGCGAGGTGAGAGTATGTATCGCATGGAAAAGATAACCACTGGTGCTGCCTATGGCGCTTCAGCCGGGAGCATCCTTAACGGCATGCTAAATGCCTATAGCCCCGAGCAGTGGAATGCCATCGGCGTACTGGTGGGCATTGTCATCGCCGTACTTACGTATCTGACGAATTTGTATTTCAAGATTCGCGAAGACAACCGACGTAGCAGGAGCCGAGATGAACCCGACGCTGAGGAATAAGCTGATTGGTGCGATCGCCGGCGGTTCGGGCGCGATCGCAATTGCTTCTGTCATGCTTGGTAATGCCGACGGCCTGGAAGGAAGGCGTTATTACGCCTATCAGGATATTGTCGGCGTATGGACTGTTTGTGATGGCCACACTGGAGCCGATATTCGCCGCGGACATCGTTACACCGACAGGGAATGCGATAACCTGCTGAAGGCGGATCTGCGGAAGGTGGCAAGCGCCATTGACCCGCTCATCAAAGTCCGCATTCCTGATCCTACCCGCGCCGCGCTTTACTCATTCACCTACAACGTTGGTTCAGGTGCTTTCGCCAGTTCCACGATGTTGAAGAAATTGAATGCTGGAGACGTGCCGGGCGCATGCAAGGAACTGCAGCGCTGGACGTATGCCGGTGGCAAGCAGTGGAAGGGGCTGATCACCAGGCGCGAGATTGAGCGTGAAGTCTGCGAGTGGGGCCAGAAATGAGCCGATTAACCGCAATCATCAGCGCTGTAGTCATCCTGCTACTTTCCTGCTTTTTCTCCTGGCGTTCTGGCTGGAATTCTCACGCTGACCATATCAACGCCCTCGCGGCGAAGAGGAAAGAGAAAGCCGAAAAGACTATCCAGCCAGTTGAGGAAAAGGCCGCTGCCGCTACAGAAGAGGGCAAGGTCATCTACCGAACCATAACCCGCGACGTGGTGAAATATGTCCAGTCTCCGAATCGTACTGTGTGCCGGTTTGACGATGATGCTGTGCAGTTGCGCCAGCGAGCTATCGACGCTGCCAACACCATCCCCGGATTTGATGAGCCCTCCGTGCAAAGCAAGTGACGCAGGGAAGGATACCGACGAAGACCTGCAATCGGACGTCGAAACCGCCCAGTGTCTGCGCCAGCTCCGGTTAGATAAATACCGCTGGCAGGCCTACTACCGGGCGATAAGCCAGTAGCAGGACTACATCAGCACGCAGTGTCTGAGGTGATCATGTTCATACTATTCATTCTCCTGTCGATATGGCTCTGTCGACTACCGGAGAAACTGGGCTGGCCAGAAGTCAGCCCATCCATCTCACAGCTGGCGCTCGTAACCGAGCTTCCGGCACGCAGCAAGGGGCTGCGCTGAGATAAGAGCCGGCATTACAGGAGCCATTCACAGAGTGGCTTCGATAATGAGGACCTTCCATTTACTGTGTGTAAATCAAAGAAATTATTTGGATAAAAAAGCTCAGAGCGATCAGGAGCAGTCCTCCTATCTGTCCCTTACGGCGTCTCCCGTTTCGTTTATTAACTATTCCTTCGTCACTGCCGCTACCGCATTGTGCGAGAGGGGAAGGCTCATACCCATAAGTAGATGCGGCAGAGATAAGAGAGCCAACAAATCCAACGACTAACGAAATGAGTTGAATGTCTGACGTGGTCATAAATCCTCCGGTGCGTTGTGTTTGATATATGTAATACACCAAAATTAACGCATTGAATATATTGACGAAATCGTCAATAGCACGATTTGCTTTTCAGAAGATCTAACCATTTAATTGCTCGCTTGAATAAGGCTTAAGTTGTGGTTAAAGATACCGATAAAAGGCCATACCCTCCCTTAGGCTTTACGAACCCAGAAAACTTCCGACCATACATCTCTATCATCCCGGCAAATGAGGTTTATGGATGGGTGAGAGGCAATATCCTGATGGAAAGCGGTAGCCTCCATAACGAAGACCACTTCCATCTCCACACTGCTGATATAGCGTTTATGTGGGCGTCGAATGCCTTTGATAAGCGTGGTCGTGTCGTCTTGGGTCAATGCGAAGAGGTAATGCTTCGCGCCGGCGGCTGGCAGAAGTCCCGCATGGAGCAGCAGATGCATGAATGGTTCGGTCGTATACCTAAGTTCATCATCACCCTGGCTGCTGACTACTGCGAGCAATGCAACGATCTGGAGTTCTGCGCACTGGTAGAGCATGAGCTTTACCACATCGCCCAGGCAACCGATGACTATGGCGCGCCCAAGTTCAACAAAGAGACGGGAATGCCTGTGCTCAAACTTCGCGGCCATGACGTCGAGGAATTCATTGGAGTGGTCCGGCGTTACGGCGCCAGCAAAGACGTGCAGGAAATGGTGGATGCGGCGAACAGGCCGGCGGAGGTTGCTCATATCGATGTTGCCAGAGCGTGTGGGACGTGCATGCTGAAACTGGCTTAATAACTGGACTGTACTGGACGGATGGTGAAACATGGCTGCACTAAAACCAGAAGTGAAAGCCTATATCATTCAGATGCTTGCGTGCTATGACACGCCTTCGCAGGTGGTCGAGGCCGTCCAGAAAGATTTCGGTATCGCCATAACCCGGCAGCAGGTCGAAACACACGATCCGACAAAGGTTAGCGGGAAGACTCTCGCCAAAAAATCGGTCGACCTTTTTAACCTTACCCGCGACCGCTTTCTCAACGAAATTTCCGACATTCCGATCGCCAACAAAGCCTATCGCCTGCGCGTTCTGCAGCGAATGTCGACGACTGCCGAGAACATGAAGAACATCGGCATGACAGCCCAGCTACTGGAGCAGGCAGCAAAAGAGGTGGGTGAGGCTTACAGCAATAAGCAAAAAGTCGAACACACCAGTCCTGACGGTAGCATGTCGCCGCGACCAACGACGATCAGACTGGTAGGAGTAGAGCCAACTAATGGAAAGTCAGGTTGACCTACAAATCCCGGCGAAGCTCGTTCCCGTATTCGCGACAGAGGGCATTCGCTATCGTGGCGCGCATGGTGGCCGAGGTTCTGCAAAGACGCGCACATTCGCGCTGATGAGTGCGGTTAAAGCGTATCAGGCAGCCGAAAGCGGATTAAGCGGCGTCATACTCTGCGCTCGCGAGTTCATGAACTCCCTCGAAGAGTCATCGATGGAGGAAGTGAAGCAGGCGATCCGGTCTGTTCCCTGGCTGGATGATTACTTCGATATTGGCGAAAAGTACATCCGCACTAAAAACCGCAACGTCAGCTACGTCTTCTGCGGCTTGCGCCACAACCTCGATAGTATTAAGTCAAAGGCGCGCATTCTGGTTGCGTGGGTAGATGAGGCTGAGTCGGTATCGGCGACGGCCTGGAAGAAGTTGCGCCCGACGGTGCGAGAAAATGGCTCTGAAATCTGGGTGACATGGAACCCGGAGAAAGACGGCAGCGCCACTGACAAACTCTTCAGAAAGAACCCGCCGAAAAGCTCGATGATTGTCGAGATGAACTACAGCGACAATCCGTGGTTCCCGGATGTACTCGAAGAAGAGCGCCTCGAAGATCTGGAAAACCTCGACTACGCCGATTATGCGTGGATTTGGGAAGGCGCCTATCTGGAGAACTCAGACAAGCAGGTGCTGGCGAATAAATACGTCGTGCAGAGCTTTGAAGACGACCTCTGGAAGAAATCAGAGCGCCTGCTGTTCGGCGCCGACTTCGGTTTCGCAAAAGACCCAAGCACGCTTATTCGGATGTTCATCCTGGATAACAACCTCTACATCGAATACGAGGCCTACGGTAATGGTGTAGAGCTCGACGACATGTGGAAGTTTTACGCTGGAAAAACCGATGCCACGCCGAAACAGCTTGAAGACTGGAGAGTTACGGACGAGGCGAAATTCCCCGGCATACCAGAGGCTCGCAAATGGCCTATCAAAGCCGACAACTCCAGACCTGAAACTATCAGCCATATCAAGGGCCAGGGTTTCAATATCTCAGCAGCTCAGAAATGGCAGGGCAGCGTAGAGGATGGGATAACTTGCCTGCGTGGTTTTAAGAAAATCATCATTCACCCACGCTGCAAGGAGACGGCCAAAGAAGCTCGGCTCTACTCGTACAAAACTGACCGGATCACTGGCGAAATCTTGCCGGTCATAGAGGACAAGAACAATCACTGCTGGGACGGTGTCCGGTACGGTCTGGACGGATATATCAAGCACAAAGCGCAAGTCGGCGCAGTATTCTTCTAAGGAGCATCGCCAGTGAGCGAACAAGATAACGGCCTTCAACTGGCTGTGAACAATCTCGCCACTGAAATGCGGCGAGCTAATTACCTTAACGCCATCGGTATCGGCGGGGGCAACACCAAGCGCCCTACGCTCTATCAGGAGTTTGGCTACCCGCGCACGATCACCTTTAACGACTTCTACAACATGTACCGCCGTAACGCCGCAGGATTCGCTGTGGTGCACCGTCTTCTGGATGGTTGCTGGCAGGACTATCCGGTTATCGTTGACGGTGATGTGTCCAAGAAGGCGAAGAAAACTAACCCATGGGAAAAGAAAGTCACCAGGTTTATGAAGAAATGGTGGCCAAAGGTGAAGGATGCCGATCGCCGCAATATGGTGGGGCGCTACTCCGCGCTGTTACTGCAGATCAAAGATAACCGGCCATGGAATGAGGAAGTCGACACTTCCCTTGTAAGGAGTCTCGGCGAGGCAGCGCTGGTTAAGCTGATCCCTGTATGGGAGCCGCAGCTGACAGTTGCTGAATGGGATAACGATCGCCAGTCCGAGACCTTCGGCCAGCCGAAGATGTTCAACTTCAACGAGCAGCCGGTTGGAGACGAGGCGTTCGTCGGTCCTACGCGCGGTGAGCCTGTGCATCCCGGCAGGGTGATCCTGTTCTGCGAAGGTTCAGAGGATGACAACGTTCTGTCAGGTATCCCGCTGCTTGAGGCCGGATACAACAAAGGGCTCGACCTTGAGAAGATTTCCGGCGGTGGTGCTGAGGGCTTCCTGAAGAATGCCAGCCGGCAGATCGCGGTCGAGTTCAGCAAAGAAACAGACATGGCCACGTTAGCCGACCAGGCAAAGAAAGCTGGTTATGCCGACCTCGGCGAAGCGATGGGCGACAAGGTCAACAAGCTTAACCGCGGCACCGATGCGGCGGTCATGCAGGCCGGGCAGATGCACGTTCTGAGCGTGACACCCGGCGACCCGGGGCCGACGTGGGAGGTCACCGCGAACGAACTGGCGGCATCAGTGCAAATCCCTTTCACCATCCTGTTTGGACAGCAGACCGGGCGCCTGGCGAGCGATGAGGATAAAACCGACTGGGCCATTCGCCGCAATACCCGCCGCAACGGCTTCCTTACTGACCGAATCACAGCCTTGCTGGAGCGCTTCTGGACCCTGGGCATTATCGATCCGCCGACAAATCGAGAGGTCACCATTTCATGGACCGACCTGCTGGCTCCCGGAGAGAAGGAGAAAATCGAGAACGCTTCGAAACTGGCCGATATCGTTCAGAAAACTTCTGGCTTCTACGGTGGCGAACCGCCATTCACGGCCAACGAACTTCGCGAGATTGTAGGCCTCGACCCTCTGCCTGAGCCAAAGCAACCACCTAACCCGAATGACAAGGTGACAACCGATGATCCACTGGCCGATGACACCGGAGCAGACGGCAAAGGTGGGGCTGCCGATAGTTCCGCGCAGTAAGGTTGACCCGACTCGATCAGCGAAGCAGGTCAGCGAGATGTTCCGGGATATCGAGGACCGGTATCTCGGCATCAAGCGCGCTCTGAAAACGCTCTTCGACCAGCGTCTGACCGGGAGAGAGCGAGAGGTTAACAGCCACAGCTGGCACTTCCTGTGCCACGACCACGGCGAGGATGTGCGGCTTTACCAGGTCAACGCCGGCAAGTTTATCTACGACATGTCAGCGCAGGAACTGGCCGACCTGCTCGAAGCGGTACAGTCCATTCTCGACGATTACCTACTGGAAGGCGGCGAACAAAACCTCTGGGCGATGGATTACGTCGCCGCAGAGGCGCAGCGCGGAACGCTTGAGGCCTTCAACAACCTCTCGCAGCAGTCGCAGGTGTACGCCAGCCAGACGACGTTACAGCAGCTTTTAAGCAGCCCTGGTCACCTTAATCAGGTGGCAGCCGCCAGACTAACAACGTTCAGTGACTGGAAGGTCATCAGCGACACCGCTCGCGGCGATCTGACCAACATCATCACCGATGCGGTCGCGCGCGGGGTGAATCCTCGCGAGACGGCCAGCGTCATCAGTAAGCGCCTCGACGTATCGATGTCGAAGGCCAAGACCATCGCTCAGACTGAGCAGGTCGGCGCGCTGCGCCAGGCGCAATGGAATGAAACTGATTGGGCCGCTGACCGGCTGGGGCTGAATACCGGCCTGCTATGGCTATCGGCACTCAAACCGACGACGCGCAGCTGGCACGCCAGCCGTCATGGCAAGGTCTACACCACCGAGCAGGTGCGAGACTTCTACGCAGAAAACGGCAACCGGTACAACTGCTATTGCAGCCAGATTCCAGTGCTGCTCAACGACGACGGCAGCATTTTCAATCAGGGGTTAGCTGAGAAGCTGGCAAAAGAGCGCCAGCTTTGGAAGGGGGCTAATTGATTGCGGTAACCATTACAACTCTCAGTCCATTGATAGATGTTGCGCTTGAAGCTGGGGTGTAATGAACAGAATCACGCATCGCTGCCTGAATAACCTCTTCATCAAATTTGGTTAATTCTTTATCGCTACTGACATTGACATCCCTGAAAGTTGGATCCCCATTAACCAGATAAGTAACCTTAAATAAAGCCATTGTAATCCTCCATGTGTGTGCGGCTTAAACAAATTACTGCCCGCTGATTAAGCGATCAAGAAACCTGAGGAATAATCGTGAAGCTATCCAGCATCCACGTTAAATCCCTCGCCATCAACGCCTCCAACATCTCAACGACAACCATCAACGGCCAGGAGCATTACGTCATTCGTGGTGCGGTTCCGATCGTCGATGACATTGTTATGAATGGCGGCCTGTACCCGGCGGAGGAGATTAACAACAGCTACCAGACGATGGAAGGCAAGCTGATGCCTCTTCCGCACCCGATGGTAGATGGCAAGTATGTCAGCGCCAATGACCCGCGGGCCATTAACAGCTATCACGTCGGTGCATGGGCGCAGAACGTCAGTAAGTCAGGCGACCAGGTTGTCATGGACGTTTATATCAATAAGGCGGTCGCCGAGACAAAGCCTGACGGTAAGCGACTGATTAATCGCCTTGATGAGATGATCGCTGGCACCAACACCGACCCGATCCACCTCTCTACCGGCTTACTCACGAACAAAGAGAGAAAATCAGGCGAGTCGAAGCAGAAGAAATACTCATGGATCGCTCGAAATATGCAGTTCGACCATATCGCTATCCTGCTCGATGAGCCGGGTGCCGGTACTCCAGAAGAAGGCGTCGGCATGTTCGTGAATGCCGATGGTCAGGAAGGCGAAGTCGAAACTGCAAGCCTCGTTGAAGCCGCAAATAGCCTCAAAGATGGCCTGCTGAACAAAGTGAAGTTCTTCCTCACCCACAACTCAGATGCCTCATTCGATGAAATCTACCAGATGCTGCGTGAAGCCATTCGCGCGCCGTCAGGCAGCGATGTGTATCGCTATGTCGTGACCGTGTGGCCAGACAAATTCATCTTCGAAGAGGGCAATAAGCTCTTCCAGCAAAAATACCTCATCGACGACAGCACAGTCACGCTGGTCGGCGATCCAGTAGAGGTCGTGCGCAAACCCACTGAGTACGAAGTCAAAACCAACGGAGAAACAAACCCGATGAAAGAGAAGATGATCGCCGCGCTCAATGCCGCAGGCGTTAAAACCGAGGGGCTGACCGACGATCAGGTCTGGGATGCCTATAACCAGCAGGTTCAGAAGAAAGCAGGCGACCAGCCGGGTACTCAGATTAACTCTGACGCGATTACTGCGGCAGTAAATCTGGCAATTAAGCCGCTGACTGACGAGATCAGCACGCTGAAAACTCAGCTGCAGGCCAACGCTGAAAAAGACCTCAAGACCAAGCGTGAAGCGGTCAAAGCGAAATTCCCGTTCATGACCGAAGCGGCGATCAACTCGCTGGCCGGCGAAGCGCTGAACGACATGTATGCACAGTGCCAAACCAGCACAGGTTTGAACCCATCTTTCCAGCAGGCCAATGCTGAAAATGACCAGTGGAAAGACTATGACCTCAACGCTGGCATCGATCAGGAGAAAAAATAATGGCTAACGTCATCTATCGTGGCCCGGTCGAGCGTGAGCCGGAAACCATCAACCTTCCTGTCGCATCTGCTCTCAATCCTGGGGTTGCCGTAAAAATCGCTTCCGGCAAGTTGGCGGCATCTGCAGACACTACCGGCCGCTGGTTCATCCTCGGAAATCGGCGCTTCATCGGTCAGGCGATTACTACTGCCTACGCAGCTAACGAGACTGGTGTGGCATATCGCGTGGAAGGGGAGCAGGAATATAACGTTCGCCTGGCAGCTGCAGCCTATACGGTAGGCCAGGAGCTGACCATCGGTACCGGCGGCGTATTCAAAGCGGCCGCAACCGGCAACCAGGTCGTCGCAACGTTCGACGAAAAAGCAGGGCGCACTCTGGCGGCGGAAGGTTTTGCCGACGTGGTGATCCTCTCCACTCCGTACGCCAAGGCATAAGGAAAACAAGAATGTTAAAGTTTACTCCACAGCAGCAAAAGCTGATTCTCAATGCCCGCCGTCGCTGGGACATGATGCAGCGCAATATGGCTGCACAGCATGGCTTTGCAGTCAACGATACGAACGGTCAGTTCATTGCGTTTGATGAGCTTGTCGGTAACGCCTCCGTGCTGCCGAAAGATGTCTGGGGCGAATGGGACCGCTCTGCGATTACCGTTCAGCGTGACGTGCTGTCAGTGTTTAACGACCTGGCTGCCAGCGTTTCCCGCCCTATGGCGCTCGGTAAGATCGTCCATTACTTCATGACCCTGTCCGATTCCGGCGATGTAAACATCAGCCTGGATGGACGCGGCAAGGCGAAGGGCGATCAGCCTGTCATGGATTACGAAGGCACGCCGCTGCCGATCATCGACAGTGAGCTGACTTTCGGCTGGCGCCAGATGCTGGCAGCGCAGACTGAAGGCTACTCTCTGGACAGCGACGCCATCTCCAACCATCAGCGCAAAGTGGCTGAGAAGCTCGAAGACATGGTGCTGAACGGCGATCCAAACATCAACGTCGGAGGCGCGACCATTTATGGACTGCGTACTGCCCCTAACCGCGGAACCGGAACTCACGGCCTGACCCTGAACGGTGCCAGCGGCGCGCAGTGGGTTGCGGCAATCTCCGACCTGATTAACCTGCTGCATAACGAAAACTTCTATGCACCGGTGACGATCTACCTGAACTACAAAGACTGGTTCTACGCATCGGTTAACGACTATGCCGCGAACTATCCGAAGACCATCCTGTCCCGCATCATGGAAATTCCAGGCGTGGCCGCGCTGGTTCCGGCCTCCAGAGTTCCGACCGATGAACTGCTTGGCGTTGTTAAACGCCCCGACGTCGTTCAGATCCTGAATGGCATGCCGATGACCATGCGTCCGAAAGCACGCCTTAACCCGGAAGATGATTATGTCTTCTCGGTTCTGGCCGCCGCGGCTCCGCAGTTCAAACACGATGCAAATGGCCAGGCTGGTTACGTTCAGCTGACCAAAGCATAACCTGTGGGGCTTCGGCCCCATCTTTTTTACGGAGGCCGCATGGCTGGTAAAGAACAACAATGGCTGCTCACCCATGACAGCCACGAACTTAAAAAGGGCGAAGTTTACAAAGGTGAAACTCTCCCGCTTTGGCTGGTTGGTAAGGCAATCCCCGTGGGAGATCAGGTGCTGGAGGTGGCGACCCCGGCCGATCTGCAAAAGCTGCAGGCTGACCTCGACGAGGCTAACGGCAAAGTAGAATCGCTAACCGCTGGTAATGCCAAGCTGCAGGCTGACCTCGACGAGGCTCAGAAACAAATCGACGAGCTGAAGAAAAAGGCGAAATAACCATGGCTGACCCAATCACAGCGGCAGACGTGCAGGCGTTCCTCGGTGAATTGGGTTACGCCATCCCCGCCGCGCTGCTCGATCCGATTCTCTGCGTGGTGAACAAGATTATCCCGTGCCTTGATGGTGCGGGGTATGACGAATGCACGGCAAAGCTCATTCTGATGTATGCCGCTGCGCTCATGGCGACGTCTTCTGGTGCCCGGCGAATAAAATCGCAGGGAGCGCCATCAGGCGCGTCGCGCTCGTTCGATTATGGAGATGACGGCATTACCTGGCTGCGTGACTCGCTGGCGAAACTGGATACCAGCGGCTGCACCAGTGAACTACCTATCAGCGCCGGGAACAGTGTCGGCCTGTTTATGGTGGTCGGGGGCTGTTAATGGCATGGGTTTCAGTTCAGCAACGGCTGCCGCGGACGTTTACCCGGGTGTGGGTTATCACCGATACCGGCCAGCAAACGACGGCGTACGTGAAGAGCGACGGCGAGTGGTTCATTAACTGCGACCGCATACGCGCCACAGGCGCCGTTGTGCTGCGATGGAGGGATGACTGATGTCTTCGGTAGCTAATTGGTCATACACCGCGACGGCGACAATCTGGCGGCGCATACGCGATGCTGACGGTAGTGATACCGACGGCGGAGGTCAGCCGTATGGGTGGGAAGCGCCGATCGCTATCCTCTGCGACTACCAGGGTGGTCTCTCTGCAAAAATCGGTGACCTTGGCCGGGAGCTCGTTGTTAAAAACACGATATGGACCGAGTACGCAACGGCGCGGGAGGGAGATTACATCCTTATTGGCGCTTCGACCGATGCCGCACCGCCGGATGAGGCCGATGAGATTCGGCAGATCGTCCAGTTCGCAGATACTTTCGAGCGACTGGCGGACGATTATGCGATTATCACCGGCGCGTGATAAAATGTAATGGCGCGGCTAGACCGGCCAGTCGAAAGCAGAGAACACAGACTCTGTTGCCGCGCACCTCTCTCTGTGAAACCTACTGTGAGGTTTGTTATGGCTAATGACCCTGATATCGATTTTTTACATCAATGTTTCAGTTATAACCCAAAAACTGGAATTATTACCTGGAAACCTAGACCAAGGATTCATTTTTCAACCGAAAGGGTATTCAATACTTGGCACTCTAGATTTTGCGGGAAAGAAGCAGGTTGCTTGAACATCAATGGATATTTAGAGATTGGTATTCAAGGTAGGCTTATGAAGGCTCATCGTATAGCTTGGGCGCTATCTTACAGAGCCTATCCAGAGGGCTTCATTGACCACATCAATGGTGTCAGAAACGATAATCGCCTAATTAATTTAAGGGATGTCGACAGGGTTGGTAATGGAAGGAATTCGGCAAGGCATAAAAATAATATCTCTGGCGTTTGCGGGGTACATTGGCGCTTAAGGGATAATCGTTGGGTTGCTTCGATTAACCATGCGGGTGGGCAGATTCACCTCGGATATTATGAGAGCCTGATTGATGCTGTTGCTGCAAGAAAGTCAGCAGAATTTAAGTATGGCTACCATGAAAACCATGGGCGAGCCCAATAATTCACAAAACAAGGTCGCTACGGCGGCCTTTTTTACGTCTGGAGTCTGATTATGGGCGCTAAAGTTCGCGGCATCCGCCAGGCCAAGGCCAACCTCGATCGCATCATCAAAGACGTCCAGGGGCGTAAAGCCGTGCGGGCAATCCAGTCTGCGATGCTTATCGGCAGCGCGCAGGCAGCACTTTACACCCCGATCGATACGTCGACGCTCATCAACAGCCAGTTCCGCGAAATCATGGCTAACGGCACCAGGGTAACCGGGCGCGTTGGTTACTCCGCCAACTATGCGGTTTATGTTCACGACCCGGCAGTGAAGCAGAACTTCACGCGAGCAACGGCCCGTAAGGAGTTCTTAACGAAGGGCTTCGAAGATACCCGCAGCCAGATTGACGCGGTGGTGAAGAAGGAGCTTTCGCTATGACGCCCCCCATGTACATGCGCCTCAAAGACCTGTTTGTGGATGAGGGGCTTACCGCGGGGTTTAAGGTCCAGTGGCGGCAATGGCGCGACACCGGGAAAGATACCGATCAGTTCATCGTGTTCCGGTCTTCCGGCGGTACCGATATCACCTTTGACCTCGGCGGCGACTGGTATGTGATGGTTGATGTGATCTCCTCGAAGGCGAATCCCGATGCTGCGGACGCCGCGGTAAACGCCATTGTCGAGTATATCAGCGCGCAATCCGGCGCCGATGATTGCGTAGGCGCGCTACGGCTTGTCGGCAATGTCCCGGCGCCGATCCCCACCGAAGAGGGCCGGTTAGTAACCCGGCTGCTCGTATCCTGCACATACGGCGAATAATCGTCAGAATCACCCATCAGGCTGCCATATGGCGGCCTTTTTTAATTGAGAGGCATACATGCAAGGCTGCGCTAATGACACCGGCAAGCTGATTGGTAAGGTGGCCGTGCTCCGCATGGCTTTTGGCTGTGCTGATACGGTTCCTGCGCTTTCCGAATGGAAGCGACTCGGCGCCATGACCACCAAGGGCTTCGACTACTCCATGAATACCGTCACCTCTGAGGCTGACGATACGAAAGGTATGGTTGAGAACCTGGTCAACAATATGGACGTCACCATCTCCGGAGAAGGTGAGTTCCGTAAAAAAGACAAGACGACTGAAGTTGGCGCTATTGCCATCTCGAAATATATTTTCGATGAGGTGCAGGCCGGCCGTCAGCCGACAGTCTGGGTCCGCTTCGACTTCACTGGTGAAGACGCTGGCACTTATATCATGGGCTACTTCAACACCACCTCCTGGTCTGGTGATTTCGGCACCACGGATATTTCGACCTTCTCCGGGGAATGGAAAGTCTACGATGCAGACACCGTGGAATTTGAGGTCGCCCCTCCGGCGCTGGCGTTTACCACAAACCAGCCGACGACCAAGAGCGTGGTTGCCGGATCGGCTCTGAATATGTCGGTCGTGGTTGAGGGTGGCACTTCGCCTTACACCTACGTCTGGAAGAAAGACGGCACGGTTGTCAGCGGGCAAACAACGGCGACCTTCAACAAGGCCAGCGCTGCTTCTGGTGATGCCGGGGTTTATACCTGTGAAGTCACCGACTCTTCCGCGACACCAGTCAAGATCACGTCTGCATCCTGCACGGTCACTATCAGTTAACCGCCAGGCCATTTCGTGAATAGTACAAAGGGCGTTTACGCGCCCTTGATACTGTTTATGGAGCGACTATGACCCCGATTAAAGAATTAGGCGAATGCGTTATCGGTACCGGTGATCGGGAATTCTTTTTCCGGCCATCGTTTCGCAACATGGCGAGAATTGGTGAGCCCGAGGAGATTGTTCAGGCATTCTATGACCTGTGCAATGACGAGGCTACGCCATTCGCGCAGCGCGCAGCTGAGGCCTATATCCGCGATGAGTACAGCCGCCTTCCTGATTGCGTCATGCGGTTTATGCAAAGCGGGCTCCTGTCACGCAAAGCGATCATGGCGGCTCACACGGTACTGACAGCCTGCTGTGACGACGATATCGGCGATCTGGTTGGCTGGATGAAACCGGGGAAATCACGTAAGCGTGGCTTTGTCTGGCGCCCGGGCAGCATGCCGCCGGAAAGCATGGTCATCGTCGCGCAAAACCTGATGATGCACGGCATCATCGGCAAGGCGAAGGTGCGCAAGCTGCAGCGTTACGAAACGAATGAGACAACCGCAGAATTCCGCGCAGCCGACTACATCATGGCGGCGCGTAACCATTTCGGCATAAGCCGGGAAGAGGCTGAGAACCTCACGATGACAGAGTTCGCCATGATGATTAACGCCAAATACCCAAATCAGAACGGCTTCACGCGCGAAGAGTACGACACGGTCATGGACGAAGACGATCGCCGCTGGCAGGCGATGATGGAAAGTCAGACAAATCATTAAGCGAGAAATTAGCAATTCGTGCTATTGAAAAAATTTTTTTCATTCATTCTGGTTCACCATGGTTAATCACATCTCATCATAGTTAATGATAGATAACTTATCGTAAATGGATGAAATTTATAGCCTATTTACATGAGCGTCCGCAGGCGATTTAATGAATCCAGCAGGCGCTCTTTAACAATTAGTTGCGAGTTTTACTTTTCGTCATCCAGATATCCCATGCGTCTACCAAGTATTGCTGCAAGTCTCCTGGCGTGCTCTTCACCTTCGCGCAGGATTTCCGCCGTGAACGGATCTTTTTTCGCAAGAGTGGTTAAGAATATTTCTTTTTCTTCAGGCGTTGAGGTGGCATTAAAAGCAGCCTGAGTTGAGTCGAAGTCAACCAGATCGCTTTCAGAAATAGCCTTATCGGTATCAAGCGCCTCTTGAAGTATCTGAACGATCTCTGAGTTCATTGACCTGCCGTTGGCCTTGGCGCGCTCAGCTATTGCTTCACGCATTCCTGAGGGCAGCCTTACGTTAAACCTGTCCATTTCTTGGCTAGGGAATCTGCTCATAAGTCCTCAAATTTGCAATTATGACGACAAATAATAGCACCAACTTGACATCGTTTAAAATGGTGCTAAATTGGTTGTAGAACCAAGTTGACACCATAGAAGGAGATAGTAGATGCAAGACGTACTCTATACCGGCCGCAAGAACGACAGTTTCCAGCTTCGTCTGCCAGAGCGAATGAAGGAGGATATCCGGCGCTTAGCTGAAATGGATGGGATTTCGATTAACTCTGCAATTGTGCAGCGTTTGGCAAAAAGCCTGCGTGAGGAGCGCATGAATGGTCAGTAAAAACGACGAAGCCCTAACTACTTGCGATAGTCAGGGCTCCTTATCGAACAAATCCCGGAAAGGAAATATCGACATGATTATTGTACAGAACAAAGAGCTAAGTTTCCACAATACCAATTTTTCATATATGGAAATGGGCGGTCAGGTCTGGCTTACGGCTGCTGAGGTTGGTCAGGCTCTGGAGTACGCTGACGATAAAGCCGTGCAGCGCATCTACTCACGCCATGCTGATGAATTTACAGCACAAATGACAGGGGTGGTCAAACTGACCACCCCTTCAGGAAAGCAGGAAGCGCGCGTTTTTTCTCTGCGTGGCGCCCATCTTGTAGCGATGTTTGCTCGCACGCCAAAGGCCAAAGAGTTCCGCCGCTGGGTGCTGGATATTCTGGATCGGGAAATGGCGCATTCGCCGATTGCGAAGCAGTTCAGTGACGAAGAGCTTTGCTCTCTGGCATGGTTATGGCGGGCCAGCGACGTCATGCTCAAAGCCTGCAATAGCGTAACACCTTTACTGAGAGTGGCAGAGCATCGCCAGGCGGGACACTTTCATTCAATCGGTCAGGAGTATCCGAGGTCGATTAACAAGGCAAGAGAAGTGATTAAGCGCGAGACAGCGCATATCGAATTTCACCCATGGAAGGATGATAACTGGAGCAGGGTATTACCGCACCTGCGTCAGGAGATGTTGCAATGATGCATAAATAGAAAAGCCGACAGTTCGCAGCTGCCGGCTATCCATAAATCTGTCATAAGGGTCCAACTAATGACTTCATTAAATTTAGCACCAAAAAGCAGTGTTGTCACCGATAAAACCATTGATAGCCAGTCTTTGCTGATGATGGTTAATCAGGCTCGCAAGCAGTGCGGGGAGCCAGAGGTACGCAACAATAAGTTCATTGAAAAAGTAGTCGACGAACTTGATGGGGAGTTTTACACAAAAAGTGTAAAACCCTCCGGCACCAATGGCGGCCGTCCTGTTGAGGTAATTGACATGACGATCAAGCAGGCCCTTCGCGTGGCGGCCCGTGAGTCTAAAGCTGTTCGCCGCTCTTTGGTTGATAAGCTGGAAGACATGCAGGCTATCCAGGTGCCTACTAAAAGCACTTCAGGACTTACTGAATACCGGCTTGCCAAAGCTGAACAACTCAAAGCTCAGGCGCTGGAGAAAAACATCGCATCGGCCCGTGAGCTGATGTCAATGTTCCCGCGGCTTGGTGAATCGGCTAACCAGGTGATTGTTGCCACCCTTGTTAACCCACTTCTCGGTCACGAAGTTGTGCCACTGCCGGCGATTGAAGAGCATTACTCAACGGCGGGTGAAGTGGCAGCGCAGCTCGGTTGCACTGCGAACAAGATCGGTCGCGTGGCCAATAAACACAACCTGAAAACTGAGCAGTACGGCAAGTTCTTTCTGGATAAGTCGAGGCACTCGGATAAGCAGGTTGAGGCGTTCCGTTACAACGCCGAAGGGGTTCAGGCGCTTCGCCACCTGATCCATGGTGCTGATGTAGCGTAACTATCTGAAAAACATTCAAAGCTCAATTTTGGGCTTTGCTATTTAAACCCGCTTAACTGCGGGTTTTGTCGTTCCCATTCATACCTGATAGGATAGTTCTGAACATTCAAAACGGATACATCCTAAAATGAAAAAGACGATCTTGGCTTTGTGTGTAGCTGCTATCCCTCTGGTATCAACCGGCGCTGAATATGTAACGGAAGGCTCTTGGCAGGTTAAGAAAGAAGAAAACAAGATGACCGATATGACTGATGTTGTAGCCATTAATAGGTCACCAGATGTCTATATGAGGCAAGGAATTGAAAGAAGTACTTCCATTGTCTTGCGATGCCGTGAGGGAAAAACGGAAGCATATCTTTCCGTAGATGAGTATATGGGGATTGATGACCCGTTAATAACCATCAGGTTTGATGGAGGAAAGCCGCAAAAACGTAGATGGAGTGCTGCAGAAGGGGGCGAGGCGGCATTCAGCCCCAAGGCCATATCCTTCATAAAGGATATTTCCTCTCATAAAAAAATGATCCTTGGGTTCGAGCCATATGGTTCAACGATGCAAGTAGTTGAGTTTGACCTCACTGGAGCAGATTCAATAGCAAAAGAAATTTCCTCTTCATGTAAGTGGAAAATGTGATTTCTGCCGTGCTATCCATGATCAGCAAGTGAAATAACTAATCACATATATAACCCGCTCAGGCGGGTTTTTTATCGCCCGGAGAAAAGTAAATGGCTGGAACCTTTGATGCTGGCAGCGTTGTCTATGAAGTCGACATGGATACTTCGCGTTTACTGGCAGCGCGAAGAGAAGTTGATGCGGCACTGAACGGTCTTAATGGGAGCATGGGCCGCCTTGAAGCCAGCGTTAACCGCACTGAGCGCTCTATTGGATCGATGGAACGAACAATGTCCAGCCTTTCTGGCGTTGCTAAAGGCTTGCTGGCCGCGCTTTCTGTGCAACAGGTTGCGAGTTACGCCGATGCCTGGACTGAACTGAATAACAAAGTCGCTAACTCGGTTCGTACTGGAGAGACGCAGGCCGAAGTTATGCAGCGGATCTTTGATGTTTCACAAGCAACCCAGTCATCCCTGAACGGCACGGCGACTCTTTACGCCCGGCTTGAGCGCGGAACCAGAACATACAACACCAGCGCAGAAGATTTAACCCGCCTTACCACCATTATCAACCAGGGATTTGCGGTATCCGGCGCAACTGCTCAGGAAGCTGAGAACGCAATCATTCAGCTATCACAGGGTATAGCTTCCGGCGTTCTGCGCGGCGAAGAGTTTAACTCAGTGTCAGAGCAAGGCAGCCGCCTCATGGTCGCTCTGGCTGATTCGATGGGTGTTTCTATCGGTCAGTTAAGGGCTATGGCCGCTCAAGGGCAACTGACAACAGACGTTGTGGTTAAAGGGCTTCTGTCACAAGGGGATGCAATCGGCAAAGAATTTGCCAACACCACCGTCTCAATCGCCAAGGGATTGCAGGTTGCCGGTAACAACGTAACGAAGTTCTTTGGCGAAAACTCGACGGTTAAATCATTCGCAGCAGGGTTCCGAGACTCTGTTATTACAATAAGCGAAAACCTTGAGACGCTGGGGACAGCCTTAATTGGCGCTGCTGCAATAATGGGCGGTAGGTTTGCTGGCGCGTTAGCAATGGCAACAGCCGCTCAAGCCTCAAGAGTTAAAGCAACCATTCAGGGAATAGTTGCGACAAGGCAATCGGCACAACAGGAAGCCGCAGCAGCATCAGTGACAGCCAGAAAAGCAGCGGCAGATAAAGATGCTGCTCTTTCCGCTCTAAATGTGGCAACTGCTGAGTATAACGTAGCAAAAGGCTCTGCTGCTGAAGCCTTTGCGCTTGAGAACGTTATACGACTAAGAGGGATTTACGTTGCAACATCCGCAGAAGCGGCATTGGCTAATAATGCACTAGCGGCATCACAAGCCAAAGTGGCCGCTACGGGTATAACTTTTGCAAACACAATGAAGGTAGTGAATTCGGTTACCGCCCCTTTGGGTGGACCCATTGGCGTAATAGCCATTGTTGCCGCTGGCTGGTATCTGTATTCACAGCGACAGGCCGAGGCCAGAAAAGAGGCAATAGCTTTTGCTGACACCGTACCTGACGTTATTAAGCGCCTCAAGGACATGAATCTTGCTCAAGCTCAGGGCGTTAGGGCTGATACGGTCACCTCAATTGAGGCGCAAAAGGAAGCTATTAGCGATCTGAAAGATACCATTTCAGGTCTGCAATCCGATTACGAGAAATATACAACGCTTGCAAGGCAATATGGAGTTACCGAAGATCAAAATAATGGTTTCGTGATTAAGGCAAGGGATGCCGCAAACGAGTTGGCCAAAAAGCGCAGGGATCTGGATGGAGCGACAGCCACTCTTAAGCAAACTGAAGACGCATTACACCTAATTAACATTCAAGTTAATCAGGGCATTGTTGATCAGATGAGGGCTGCCAGAGATAACGCTATCGCTATCGCTGAAGCAGAAAAGCAAGCGTCATTCCTCGGTGGAACCCAGGCATTCCTGGCTGAAAAACTCGGCCAATCAACGCAGGCCCTGAAAGCCTTCAACTCAGAAAGTCTGAAAATAAACTGGGGCGGGAAAGAAGGCGAGAAGCTAATTAAGCAGGCTGAGCGCCGACTTGCCTTGTCAAAGCTGGAGGGGGAAGCAAAAGCCAGGCAGCAGGCGGCCTATGATGCTGAGGATGCAGGCGTTACAGATGAGCTAGCAATCAAAAGGCTTCAGGATAATTATGCTGCAACAGAGAGAAACACTCAGGCAAGAAAGGATCAGAAGAAGGAAGATAAGGCGGCGGAATCTGAGGCTAAGAAACTTGCTAACCAGCAGGAGTCAGTAGCCCAAAAACTAGCCAACTTGAAGCAGCAATCAGAACTCGCTGCTGGCTCAACGCAGGAGTTAAGCCGGGAGCAGGCAGTATTACAGGCTCAGCAATCACTAGGTAAGGGAGCCACCCAAGAGCAAATTGCTCTTGCCGGTAAATACCGTGGAGAAATATGGGATACGGCTAATGCCCTCAAAGCCCAGGCTGCGGCAGAAAAGCTGCTCCCTGAAGCCAGAGAGAATGCGTCTTACCAGCAGGATGTTAAAGATCTGCAAACTGCACTGGCCGCCAAAAAAATCACTCAGCAGCAGTACAATCAGACCAGTGAGCAACTGGAGGCTCAGCACCAGGTTAATCTGGCTAAGATACG